AATGCCTGGAAGTGCTAGAGGATTATCAGCAAACACTGTCTACATAGACGAAGCCCGAATGCACAAAACAACAGATGCGTTTGCTGCTCTTGCCTATACCATGCAGGCCTCAAAGAATCCGTCTATGTGGGTGACTTCGAATGCTGGTGACATAACATCCACATTGCTAAACCAATTAAGAGCTAGAGCATTACACAAAATTGACAACAACACAGAAGATGACATTGCTTACTGGGAATGGTCAGCAGAGCCAGGACTTAAACTTTCAGATCGTAAAGGATGGGTTCAAGCAAATCCTGCACTTGGTCACACCATTACAGAAAACACTTTGCAATCAAGAATGAACGACAATCCAAACATAATTGCCACCGAAATGCTTTGCCAATGGGTTGATGTAATTCAAAGCCCTTGGAGTGCTGGAGATTGGAACGCATGCCAGCAATCAAACCTCAAGCTGAGCCCAGACCGACCAACTTGGATTGGTGTTGAAATATCACCAGACCGAACAGGCTTTGCAATTGTAGGATCACAAATCCTAGATGACAAATCAATTGCAGTTGCTTTGATGGACTTACAAAATCAAGAAAATGCCATTGATGATTTGAAGATTGCTGATCATGTTGCACAATGGGCAAAGAAATATAACGCTGAATCAATTATCTTAAACAAATTCAGTGGCGACAGTGTTGCAGCAAAACTTCGGATGGCGAGCATCCATTCTGAAATCATTACAGGTGCAAAGTATTACCAGGCTTGTGATGAAACCCTAGGTGCAATGGCAGGGGCACGCATAACCCATGCAGGTCAGCCGGAACTGACTGCCTCTGTCAATGCATGTATTAAAAAAACAACTGAAGCCGGATCATGGTATGTGTCCAGGCGCAAAAACTCAACAGCTGCAATTGCAATGATGCTGGCAATACATAAAGCCACCGAAAGACAACACTCTGGTGAATTTGAAATACTAGTGTCTTAAAATAACACGCCAGGCAATGGTTAGTGTATGATATAAGCAACAACTATGAGATAATTGCGAGACTATGGGCATATTCACAAAATACATTCAACCACAACTTAAGGCAGCAATTGCTCCATACACTTTCCCAGATAAACCACTGTCAGTTTGGTCACCAGGCTTTGATGGTGTCACATCAACTTTTGCAACAAGACGCGAAGCCCTAAGTGTTCCAGCAATTGCGCGTGGCACAAACATAATCAAAGGCACAGCCGGATCACTTAAACTTCATGTTAAAAGAGAATTTGACAAATCACTTGTTGAACCAACACCAGCGTTAATTAAAAACCCCGATCCAAGAATGCCAACTGCTGTTGTGATGGGTATGACCACCGAGAACCTCTTGTTCCATGGTGTTGCATATTGGCAAATTAGAGAACTTGATGAAGTAACAGGCAGACCATCCAAAATTCAATGGATTGATGCACCAAGAGTTTCACAAGTACTTGATTCAACCGGTGAAATAGTTATCGGTTACCAACTAGAAGCACAAAGACTTCCAGACTCCGGTGTCGGATCACTAATTCAATTTACTGGTATTGATCCAGATGGAATCTTAAATCGTGGTGGCAGAACAATCAGAACTGCTGCTGCCCTTGAAAGAGCTGTATTCAATTATGCCGAAACACCTGCACCATCAGTTGTGTTAAAAGCAAATGTGCCAATGGATTCAAATAAAGCAACAGCATTGCTAAGTGCATGGAAACAAGCACGACAAACAAAAGGAACTGCCTTTTTATCAGATAATGTGGACATGCAACAAATCGGATTCTCAAGTGCAGATTTGCAGATGACAGAAGCAAGAGAATATCTTGCCAAGGAATGTGCCAGATTAATGAACATCCCATCCTACTATTTGGATGCAGCAACAAACTCAATGACTTACTCAAATGTTACAGCTGAACGCAGAGCCCTTTTGGACTTTTCACTTCGCCCACTATTAACAGCAATTGAACAACGCCTATCAATGGATGATGTGACAGTGCGAGGACAATATGTTGAATTTGATTTGGATGACTTCTTACGAGGCGATCCATTAACAAGAGCAGATGTGTATTCCAAGTTAATTCCTCTTGGAGTGCTAACAGTAGAAGAAGCCCGAGAAGAAGAAGATTTGGTGAGATAATGGAAATTAAATTTCAAAGCGATATATTAACAGCAAACACATCCAAACGAGAAATCACTGGAATCATTGTTCCATTTGGAAAACCTGGCTTGACAAACTTTGGCAAAGTAATATTTGAACAAGGTTCACTCAAACTTGGCGAAGATGTAAAATTATATGAAGATCATGACATGAACAAAGTTCGAGGCAGAATGATTGATCATGAAGTCACCCCAATTGGTATTATAGGAAAATTCAAAGTTGCCAGAACCTCAGCTGGTGATGATGTGTTAGCACTTGCACAAGATGGGTTAAAATCCGGATTGTCAATTGGCGCAAGCATTGATCAATACGAAAACAAAGAAGATGAAATTTATGTGACAGCAGCATCAATTTTGGAAGTGTCAATTGTAGACACTCCAGCATTTGCTGATGCACAAATAACAGATGTCGCTGCTCAAGAAGCAGACGAAACAGAAGTCACTGCAATCAGCGCAAGTGATGAACAAACAAACCAAACCGAAAGCGAGGTCACTTCAATGGGAAATCCAGAAGAAGTTACTCCAGTGGTCGAAGCTGCGCCAGAAGTTGCAGTGGAAGCCTCTAAAGCAGTATCAGCACCAGTTGCTTATGCAAAACCACGCGTGAACACAAACATCACAGCTGGCGAATATGCAAAAGCACAATTCAATGCATTACAAGGCAGCTCAGATGCACGCGACTTAGTTGCAGCAATTGACGCAGCAACAACAACCGAAAACATCGGAGTTGTACCACCAAGTTACTTAAGAGATCTAATCGGAATCATTGACAACTCAATGCCATTCGCAGATTCAATCGAACAAGGAACACTTCCAGCATCAGGCATGAAATTTTATCGCCCAGTTATTGGAACACAAGCAACCACAGCTGTAACAGCAGAAGCAGTTGAATTTGATTCAACTGATACAACAATCACTTCAAAAGAAATTGATGTTGTTAAAATTGCTGGCGCAAACAAAGTATCAGTTGAACTTCTTGACAGAAGCGACCCTGCATACCTAGATGTACTATTGCGTGAACTTGCAGCATCATGGGCTCAAAAAGCAGATGCTTATGCATTCTCAATTGCATTAGCAGCACCAGGATCATCTTCTGGCGCAACACTTTACGCAGCAATTGCTGATGGTATTGCAGATTCATATGCAGTACTTCGCAAAACTCCAAACAGATTCCTTGCAGACACAGGAAACTTTGCAGAGTTACTTGCAGCAGTAGATGGTTCACAAAGACCACTATTTGCAGCAGCAGCACCACAAAACGCAGCAGGTCTAATGACCCAAGGCTCAACAGCAGGAACAATCGCAGGATTGGGATTAGTTGTTGATCCAAACTTTGACACCGGTACAGGCGTTAAAGGCGTTGTTTATTCATCTGATGCAGCAACAATGTACAAATCCAGTGCATTCCAATTGCGCACAAATGTTGTTTCAACTGGCGAAGTTGAAATCGGCATTTACGGATATGTTGCAACTTGTGCAAAATATCCAACAGCATTCAGAAACATCACTGTCTCCTAATAAGAGAACAAGAGTTGCCTGGCAGGTTAGACCCCTGTCCTGCCAGGTAACACCACACAAAAGGAAAACAAATGGCATCAATAATCACAGCAGCAGAACTACGATCTGCACTAAACAATGTGAGTTCAAGTTTATATTCTGATGCCGTATTAACAGAAATCATTGACACAGCCGAATCAGTTGTCGGCAATTTACTTGTTAAATGGAACGCACCAATTGATAAACACAAACACGAAACATCAACCATCACAACTTTGCATACAACTAAACCACACAAATTTTACAAAGGCCAAACAATTGCAATTGAAGGCATTCAAGCCCATGTTAATGGCAGCAAAACAGTATTAGAAGTTGTTGATGAATTTACTTTTACAGTTACAACAACAGCAGTTCCAGTGCATAATGATTATTACAATGTGATACCTAATGGCCTTGCAGCAGCAAACGATTTATCACAATACAATGACATTGCACCAGTTGAATCAGCAGTGCTAACAGTTTCACTAGATGTATTCAAAGCACGCACATCAGCAGGATCAGTGCAACAAGGACTTGATTTTGTGCCACAACCTTACATCTTAGGCCGTACAATTCAAAACAGAATTATTGGAATGCTTGGCGCATATATTGATGTTGAGGCGTTAATAGGATGACATTAGCAACACTACGCGCAAACCTTAAAACAGC